GTAGAAGAATTATATTCTAAAAACTCTTTACCATCTTTAGCAAAACTGTTAAATCATCCAGATAAAACTGGAGGTGGCACAGGAAAAGGATTAAAATATTTGGGAATATCAATATCATCTAGATCCTCCAGTCAAACTAAATCTTTATTACAAAATAGAACTAAATTTAAAGAAGCATCTAATAGGTATAAAACTGGTTATTTTACTTACCAAAATAAAGAATATTATTATCGCAGTAGCTATGAATTAGAATTCGCCGAGTATCTAATGGAACAGAATCTATCCTTCGATATGGAAAATTTAAAAATAGAATATTTTAATTCAAACCAAAAAAGAAACAGAGTTGCTATTCCAGATTTCGTTATTGATAATATAATCGTTGAGGTTAAATCAAATTATACTTTTAACGAAACAGAAATGATAGATAAATTTAAACAATATCAACAACTCGGATATAAAACTCTACTGTGGTTAGAAAAAGAATTTTATGAATTGAATAATAATTCTTTTATTAAAACTGATAAAATATTTTTCAATAATTTTATTTAAACTTCGTGTGCCCTGGGGGTGAATCGAACACCCTTTTCTTTCGAGCCTGATTACAAGTCAGGTGCAATCCCACTATGCGACCAGGGCAAAACTTTTACATACTACTTAAATAATTCTGGTGGAGGATATCGGTTACGCTCCGATCAGGCTATCTGCGTGCAAGGCAAATCCGGGTCCCTAGCCCATCCCCCGTAATATTATTTAGGTTACCAATAATTCCGGAGGAAGATAACAGAATCGAACTGTCACCGATTGCTCAATGGGGCAGCTTTCTAGACTGCTTGTGCGCCATGCACCCTATCTTCCTTATACTTTATTTAGCTCGATATTACACTTGGCTAAAAAGTTTAATCCGTCTTCATTCTTATAAGAGTTACGGTAGTATACGCTATTAATTCCTGCGCCATAAATTAACTTGGCACAATCAATACAAGGAGCATGAGTACAAAATAAAACTGCGCCTGCGCCAGACTCACCATCACGTGCTAGCTTCATCACTGAATTTGCTTCAGCATGAATAACCTCAACTTTGGTAACTAAACTAACAGTATCGTCTGAATGTTGAATTACGTTTTCACAATCATTTGTCCAACCAGAAGGCATTCCATTGTATCCAATTGAGATAATACGATTATCTTTTACTACAACAGATCCAACCTTTAATCGTTTCGCCGAGGATAGCTGAGCAAATCTCTCAGCAGTATCCATAAACGCATCAATCCATTTGTTTTTCATTCTCTTTCCAATATTCATGCTGGCTTATTAAATCAGCGAATTCAATCAAATCGCTCGGTAGAGATTCGATTGATTCAAGATCAGTAATATCATATTCATAATAGTCATCTTCACCATCGTTCCATTGACCAGTGAATCCCATTCCTGGTTCATAGTATACAGCTGAAACTGAATAGCCAGTTATATTCATAGATTCGTATAAATTTACTGGAGGACTCCATGCGGTTTCAAAACAAACAAAAATAGAGTTATCGTCATATCTTTCCCAATCAATGATACTGGCGTCCCACTTAGTTCCCCAATTACTTACATTCCAGTCGTACCAATTTTCTTCTTGATCGGCTGGTCTTGGATAAATGCTATTAAATAATTGTTTTTCTTCAGCTTTTAATGTAGCCTCAATCGCATCAATTTTTGATTTATCTTCATGAGTAATAGTTGCTTGATTGTCGCACCAATTTGGCATAATATAATTTCCTATTCAAAATTAATAATAAAGTTGTCTACTCGTTTCAAATGCTCGGTTGGAAAACTGAATGAAAAATTTACCTGCATCTGTTCTTTTCTGTACAGAATAAAAGTTGGTTGATTATACCTAACCTCATATCCAAATCTATTCTTTTTATGATCCCCAGGTTCAATCAATTCATAAAGATTGTTGGATTGTAGAGTAGTAACATGAGAAAATACTTCGGAACCATTATTATTTTTACCGATTAATTTCGCATTAATGTTGCTTTGGAATTTAGTTAGAGTAGATGACATTGTATAACATTCATCTGCTGCTTGTTTTTTATTATCAGCGAAACACATCATTGGACTTTTCTTCAACTCAGGTTCCATTGGCTTATTTTGATTCCAAGCCAATGATCCTGCTGCAGCTGCATAAGGAACAGTTTTTAATAAAAGCGTTTCAAGATATCCAATCGCTCGATGTTGATTGTTGTTTGTTGCACTACCTTCAATTCCAACTGTCTTTGCCAATTCTTCAAGGTCGCTTTTAAACTTTGGAATCCAACCAATCACTGCAGTAATTTTTACATCAGTAAAGTTTCCACGATTATTATAATCTACATTAATAATCCTCGCAGAAATTGCTTTGTTTGGATCATTTAAATAAGTTATTGATTGGGAGATCTTTAGATTCTTTTCCTGAGATTCGTTCAGTTTTTGTTTGACCGATTCAGGAATATTACTACTATAAGAATTTGCTCGATTGTCTTTATGAGAATCTACTTCAGCTTTGATTGTAATTTCATTGGCGAATGAATCGAATTTAATGACTTCGTAACTCTTAATCACTCCGCTATTATATTCATGCATTTCTTCTGAATAATTACCATTTCTATAATTCTGTTCGCCGACTACCCAAGTTCCTGTAGCTTGTTCAAGAGCAGAAATTTTAGCAGAGGATAAAGCAGAATTATAATCTGTACCATATCCCTTTGCCACCACTGATAATGCTGATGCTGGTAAGGAATATAATACAAATAATGCAGTAAGTATAAATTTCATTAGAAATTCTATTTTAGCGCATCGAATCCATAATAGTTCGAACTTGCTGAGCGACATTCATAGACTTTCTAGAAACAGCAATTTCTACACTTGCTTGATTACTTTCAACATCAATTACCCTACTCGAAACATATACACCTTTGATAATACCCTGAGAATTATCAGTGATTTGCTCGCTCACAGACATGGCAACTTTGTTTGCTCTATCGCGATTTGCAGATGATTCTTGCGCTGTTTGATCTCCCATTGGAGCATCTGCAATATCTTCTTCTACGCCATCAACAACAATCGTTTTTGGTTTATTATAAGTAGAAGAAGTATCCTTAAGAATATCTTTCAGATAAACTTGAGAAATATTCTTCATGGTCTTTTGCGATTTTACATCGTTGTTTAAGAATTCAATTAGATTTCTTTTAGCACGCATACCAGCAACTAAGAATGCTTGTTCTTTTGCATTAGCATGATTGAATTCAACTGGCGAAGTTCCTGTAGTTCTGATTTTAGTCCAGTTACCAGCTTCATCAAACTCAAGAATTAAATTACCATTCTTCTCAACAAACGTAGCTTCTGCTTTTGTTAAATCTGGAGTTTTTTCCAGAGCAGAATTTTTATCAATACCTCTCAATGGTGGATTCGTTGAAGAACAACCAACCATTCCTAGCATTGAAGCCACTGCAACACACAATAAAGTTTTTTTCACTTGTTTCTCCATAATAAACATCATAATATAATTATACTCCATTTACGAATTAAAGTAAAGCACTTTTCGTAAAAACTTTGAACCCTTTTGCTGCCTAAACTTTTGCTCCAGCTTTTGGAGCTACTACCTTTTTTGCTGCAACCTTTTTCTCCTTTGCAACTGGAGCTGTAGAGATAAAACCAGACTCATATACCAGCTTATGAGTAATTTTTGGATACAATTTAGATAGAGCTTGATCTTTTACTGCAATTAACATATCTGCTTCTGTTGGATGAACACCTTCTAATAGAGAAACAAACAAACTTTCCCGTCTGAAAGGAGTTAAATCGGCACGATTAAAAACATATAAACGACGCAATTCACTAAACAAATTTGTTGGAGTCATACCTAATGGTTCAACTGATAATTTATACGGAGGAGCACCCTCTGGTAAATTCATTTTCTTTTCTGGGTCAAATGCATACTCAAAAATAATTTTAAGTGCTGCATCATTTTTATAGTTTTCAATTGCTTTGGTATCTGCGTTAATATCTTCAAGCATTTGTGTAATATATTTTCTCATTATTCTTCCTTATTTCAAAAATCTTCAATATCATTCAATAAAAGATTACAGCGATGTTCCACCAAATAATTAAATATTGACATCTTATCGCCAGTCGGTTTTGTATTTAGGTAAGTATTTACAATTTCTTCGTTAATTTCTGAAGGAATACATTCGAAATCCACTAAAGTTTGATTGCGTGAATAATTACGCTTTTCCTCATCATTACGACATGCTGCTTCACCATTTTCAATAAACTCAGCAAGACGCTTTGCGCTTAGAGGTTTTTGTCTTTCACCAGAAATAAAAATATCATCAGAATTTAAGATAGAAGGGACACCATCTCCCGCATCACCCTTAACGATATGCTCAATTTTGTAATCTATAATCTCTTTCCTAGAAGCAGAAATAAACTTCTTCAACATCGGAGACCATTGTTTAACATTTGGATAAAGTTGAAGCTGTTTAAAATCTTTATCAGAAGAAACGATTAGAATCTTTTGTGGTTCTTCAACCAAACCTTCTCTCACTAATTCATTATTTTGAGCATATCTAGTTAAGACAGCAATAATATCATCTGCTTCACAGCGTTCTACATGTAGTACACGGTATGGGAAATACTTTGCAATATC